GGATTGTCCTTCAAGTAAGTCTCCGCCGCCTTTTCAAAATCCACGGTATCGGTGACCAGCTTCCCGATCTTAAAAGCGTAGTAGTCCACGTCCTCAGCGGGCACGCCCTTTCCCAGCAAGAACTTCTCCCGCTTGTACTGCTCCAGCTCAGCTTGCGCGGCGGTCAGGGCGGCCTTGCTTTCGTCCCGCTCACGGGTCATCGTGTCCCACTTCTCCTTCTCGGTCTGCTGGCTCTCTTTCCACTGGTAAAAAGCGTCAAGTTCCTCTTTTTCGGGAACGCCCTTCATTGCTTTGGCAATGCGCTTGCCAACGATGGTATCCACCTCCGCCTGAGTGAAGGTCTTCTCAGGGGCAGGCTCCGGCGCGGGGGCCTGGGTGGGATCGCCATCCCCAAAGAATTGCAGCCCAATGTTTCTCAGTTTCATAGTGTTCTCCTTTTCTCGTTTTCGGCCCGGCGGCCCTGATTTAACGCCTCGCGGCCATGTTGTATAAAATCCGCTGTGCGGGTTTTACCAAAAGAAAATGAGGCCAACTATCCGAAATCCTCAGATAGTTGACCTCATTCGGTCCTTCCAGGCGAACATTTACGCCGTGGGTATTATGTTAAGTTTTCAGCCGCTTCCGCTGTATGGTCTGCGCTATGATGTTGCCATTCTTGTCTTTAAGCACCTCTACACGCAGTCCGTTGGATACAGCTGATTCAATGGCTTTGATAGTCTTTTCGTCCATGTTACTCCTTTGGCAAAAACTTGAATCCATTCCCGCACTCAATCGCCTGGTCTTCCATTACTGCACGGATATGATCACCAGACAGACCTTCTGGATACGCTTTACAGGAAGGAGTTTTTCCGATTCGATAGACGCAATCATTACAAGGAATCCATATCGCTGGTCCAGGAGGCATAGATATCCTAACCAAAAACTTGTCGTGGTCTGAAAGTTCCACATATCGTTCGCATTTTTCTTTCTCAGTTGAAAGAGACCTGAACTCTTCAAGTGTTAAACCTCTGTCAGCCATAATGTATTTCCCTCCCGCTTCTCGACAAAAAACATTGTTCCACGGCGAAATAATATCTCTTGTTCCATTGGATTATACTCTCTCATATCTCTGCCATTCCTACATCTTATGATCATTTGTATATCCATAGACGGGTCATGTACTCCAGTACTAGATGACACAAAAGCGTCTTCTCGTACAAACTCTCCTTGCACATACCGCTTCCAAAATGCCTCTGCGTCCACCATGTCTTCGCTTCGAATAGAACGATATACGATCCCTTGATATTTAGGAAGTTTCAACAAAGCCTGGTCAATATCGTGCGTGATTTGGCGATATTCTTCCGTCATTGGCCCTTCTCCACGTAAAATAGCATTCAGCTTATAAGCCACCCCAGAGCTTTTATACTGGTTCAACGCATAGATATCTTTTTCAGTCATTATACCACTGTTTGCGCTCATTGTGAAGTTCTTTTCGTATTTATCTGCTGGTTTTTTTAAAATTTTATCAGCCGCTTCCTTTAAAGAGACATCGTCCACATATTGAACTTTCATCCTCTCCCGCTGCTCCGGCAGACCGGCGGCTTTGGAGAACTCCCGGTACTTCTGATTCAGTATCCGCAGTCGACTCCCGGCGGCCAGCGCATCCTCTTTCAGCCCCGCCGCCTCGAACGCTGTTTTGCGGCGTTTGAGTTTGCGGATGGTGCGTTCGATCTGCCGCTGTTTCTGCGTGGCCTGATAATCATCATACTCCCGACCCTCGAACACGGTCTTAGGCCGGTTTTCCGGCTTCATCCCCTCCAACTGGGCGTCGGTGTAGGTGCGCTCAGATACACCCTCTATGTAAGGCCAAAAGGAGTGACGGCAGTTGGCCCCGCCTATGCCCTGCACATGGCCGTAGCCGCATTTCTCAACAAAGTCGGGATAACTGTTCAAAATATCACCACCCTAAATTGATTCTCTGCATCATCCGATACATCCGTTGTGGCGTAGGCCGGGAGGCCAAAGGAGGAAAAGAACTGGTGGAGGGCGGCGGCTTTAGTCATAATTGCTCCTCCGCATAATTACCTCATTTGCAGTACTCATACATTCCGGGCATTTACATTGGTAAAAAGTTTCGTTATATTGACTGCCCGCTATGTATTCGCCTTTTTCGGCCTCGAACACGCAGCCGCAGGCACTGCAACGAAACCGTTTTGTTGCTGAAAAGACCAGTTTGGGTCTGCCGTTTTGAATAATTTTCATACCGCCCCCGCCTCCTGCCACGCTTTCCAGATTTTCGGGCCTTGAATGGCTATCCAGTCCACCATTTCCTCGTTTTTGGCCCATGCTATATCCGGGTTTAAAGCACTGTCCGCAAGCCCGCTTTGGTCGAAAAAGGCGTGGACAATCTCATGCCGAAGGACTTCTTTTTGCGCTGCTCGTATGGTCTCGGGCGGTTCATGCTCCCAGCCCTTGTAGGTGGACATATCGCACACCACGATTTGATTTATCCAGCTGTCGCAGTACCCGCCAATAGAGCGGCGTTCAAACACCTCGTCTTCGTCGTATTTCTTGACGGTGACGGTGTACTCAGCGCCCAAAACGTTTATTTTCATGTTTTCGCAGCCCTCCTCGCTTTTTCTGCCGCTGCAATCAGGTCAATGCCCAACTCAACAGAAATGCTCGAAAAATAGGCCACCAGTGCTGTAAATTCGGGAGTTGATACTTGATGTGCGCTCCCAGATACGCCACTCATTATCACTTCATAAGCGCAGCCAAGCGCCGTTTCAATCTTTTCCATGCTGTTTTTGCTGATAACCTTCATATCTCCCTCAACTTTCTGTATGGGTTCAGCCGGACTTCCAGCGGAAAACTTTCCCCTGCCATGCTGCATGGTTCTCCCAGCCCTTAGGCCCATCTATATTCCGTGCCCCCAGGTGGGCCGTGACCTCCACCAAATCCGTCTCCAGGTAATCCATGGACTGCTCCCGGTACTTCTGGTTGAGCTGGTTCACCCCGGTCATCACTGCGCGGCGCACGGCAACGTCCAGATGGTCTATGTGGCCGCTCTCATAGGCAACGCGATTTTTCAGAGGCTTTCCGTCCTTGTTGAACGCCACGCACAGCCCGCTGTCTGCCAGCTGCCGCACCGCTGTGGAGATGGCCTGATTGTAACTGATGGCCCCGGACTGGATTTGCAGCTCTGCGCTGTCCAGTGCCCATTGATAGGCCCTTGCAGGCGGTAACATGACCCGGTGCCGCCCCTGCCGGACGAGAAATCCCATGGACTGTGTAATATTTCGGTACTGCCCCTTGGTCTGCTCATAGATCGAATGGAGGTCCTCCTGGTCTATCATGCGCTCCGGGGCTGTCACACGGGCAAGGTCGACCATCTCGGTATAGTATTGCTGATTATGGGCCACCACATCGTCCAGCAGCTTGTCCAGCTTGTCCATACCGGTGTTTGTCGACTTCGAAATGGCCTTTTTGATGCTCTCCAGGTCGATGCCGTGGGCGCGAAGAGCGCGGATATCCTGCACCGTGACCTCGTTGAGCTGGTCGGCAATTTTGAGCCGGGAACAGATTTCCTTTAACAACTTCAGCTCCAGGCCACGGTACAGCTCTGCCAGCTCCTCGGGGAGGTCGTCCAAAAGCTCCGGGGTAAATGGGTATTTCACTCAGACACCACCTATAAAAGAAAATCCCCGCCGCCTCATACCGAGATAGCGGGGATGTATAATCATGCGGCTACTCTATCCATGACAGCCAAAATGCCGCGGGCGGTCAGGATTTCGTGAATCAACAGCCGGCCCTTCTGTGTCCACTCGGTGTTTAGCACCGTATCGGGCCGTCCGTCGGAACGGGTGATGTTTATGGTCTTGGACTTGGTATATCCCTTTCCCATGTGCTTCTTATATAGAATCCACTGGCCGTTTACTTTGTGCTGGATTCCATCCTCATGAAGTATCCGGTTTAGCTGCCTGGCCGTCATATCATAATCTGCGGCGATCTGCGTCGTTGTCAACGTGCGGTCACTGGACAGAATAGTGTCTACATACTGTTTAATGGGCTGAAAATCAGCGATGGCCTGACGCTGGACTTCGTTCTCCGCTTCCAGAGCTTTCCGCTTCTCCTGTTCCTCTTTTAGAGCGGTGGCAAGCTGGATGATTGTATCCGGGTCGGAAATCAGCTTCTCTATGGTATCTGGGGTCATATAGGCCCCGTGCTTGCGAATGGAGGGGATGACTTCATCCGCAATCTTGGCCTGAAATGCTTCCGCAGCGGCGTTCTTCGCTTTCATCGCCAGGCGGTAGAAGATGTTTTCGGGTATAAAGTCATCTTTCCTCCACTTCTGGGGGAAACCAAATTCACCCAAATACTGCTCCACCCGCTCCCAACGAATCGAAGTATACTCCGTTCCGTTTTTGGTCTGCATCTGGGTAAACCCCAGCCCACGGGCGCATGCTTCGAGTTTCAGATATACAATGCCGTCCTTCTCATAGCATTCAATACCTTTGATATTCATGATTTGCATTTCATTCATACTAAATAGCCTCCTTCATTTTCCTGCTCGGTTTCACTATGTCTGCCCCAATGTCCCACAGGTAATTGAGCCAGCATTGGGTGCAATCCCCAGTGCAGTCCTCTTGTTTCATGCACAGGTAATACCTACGGTCCGGCGGGCATTGGTCATCCAGAATCATGTGGGCGCATTTCAGAAACGTAGATTCTTTTTCGGTCAGTATCATTACTGCCATTTGGAAAACCCCTCTTGTTTTTCTCACCGAAGGAGGCTATAATAGATTTAGCCCCGCATGGCGGCGGTGATCAGGGCGTTCGCTACAGCTTGTCAGGGCTGCGGACGTCCTTCTTATTTTACCTTCTCATAGACCTCACGAATACCTTGACGTATAACATCAGCCTTGCTCAATCCAGTCTTCTCACAGCAGATTTTCAGCAATCTGACATCTTCGTCCGACATTCTAATCCTTGTTTCATGATTTTTGGGGTCTGTGGTAGGCCGTCCAGTTCTTGGAGACACGCCTATCACCTCCTTTTGTGTCACCATAATTTATTATATACGGTGACACAAAAGTCAAGAGGTTTTTCAAAAATTTTTCCGCTATCTCGATATGAGGTTGTCAAGGTTCAAATTGTTGATAGCTACTCTATCTCATTTTCCGGCTCTGTGGTCATGTCCTCCATGTCGGGCATCATCTTTCGGGCCTCCTCCTCGCTGACGCCGTATTTCTTCGCCACATACAGTTCTCCCCGAATCAGACCGGCGGCCACATCTGCCCGCATATCCTGAAGCTTGGTACGGGTGTCCTCGATAATTGAATCATCAAAATCAATGGAAATCGCCACATCCTCATTCAGTCCCATGTGAAGGACTGAATTCCCCAGCCGCAGGACGATACGGGCAAGTTCCTCAAGAACATCGTGCAAAATGATTTCATGCTTCTTGATAGTCCGGAACATGGTAGAATTCTCACTTATTACTTGAGTGGCAGTCGCCACACTTCCATTGTCAAATCGGTAGTGGTTCTCCCCGAAACCACAGCGGCTGGACAGCGCGTTCAGCATGTCCTGCAATCCTGCGTTGTGCTCCGCCGTCCGCAGGGACATGTCAATGGGCTGGATTAGGTTTCCGTCCTTCACATCCTCCGGAAGAACATAATAAGTAAGATCGCCGGGGTCAAAGGTCGGGTCGCCGTTCAGGTCCTTGGTCGCTCCAGGCTGCACCATAACGCGCTTTTTCCCCAATACAAACTCATTGACATAGCTATCGTAGGCGATATCAACGCCCTTGAGCTGATCAATTGCGTTCGCGACTGCTGGAATTCCCATCGGGAGCGTGTTATCGTAGTTATTCGCTATATTCAGCCGGTCAATCACAAACTGCCTGTTTGGAGAGCCTGTATCCACAACCGGCGGTATGTTTTCAAAGCCGGGGATATCAGAGAGCGCTACCTTTGTCAAACTGCCGTTGTTGTCCTTGTATATGGCGTTCTCAATTATGTAGTTTCCATTCGTATGAATGCGGTGAATCTGAAAATAAAGGTGTCTCTCGCCTTTATGGGTGGCCGCACTGGTGAAAGCACATTCTTTCACATATCCGTTTTCCCAGGACAACGGAAAAATATTGGACGCCGTCACATAATCCAGCTTGATCTTTCCGCCGCCGGTAATCTCACCTGTCTTCTCTTTGACTGTCACATTTGATATCCGTACTACATAGGCGGCGGTCCCAAGCCCCGCTTTTAACTCCTGCATTTCATTGGACTTGACTGTAAAATTGTTGGCCTTGCAGACAGAATCAAAAAACGCCTGTTCCTTTTCCCCCCCCAGCGTTATACTGACTTTCTCATTCATCAGGAGATTCGCCCAGTCCTCCGCTACTTTCTTCCCCATACCCATTGTGTACCGGTGGCACTGGACGCTCCTTTGTCCATTAAACACCCGGTAATTATGAAAGTTTTTCACATCTCCGTCATACCAGGACTTCCATGTTTCAACCTTGGAATAAAATTCAGACGGCACTGTATCATAGCCCATTTGTTTCAGAATTTCGTGGATATTCAGCTTTCCCACCTCCTAAATCCAGCCGCCTCCAGCTGCTTGAACCATGGCTCTATGGAATATTCAAAAGCGTCCAGAGAATCGATGTCGCTTGTCCCGTCATCCAGTCGTGTATCATCAAATTTCTTTGGGTCATACACTGCTGTCTGAAATGCGTCAATCAAATGCTCACACTTCCTGCTCACATAGAACCGCTTCTGCGCCATCAGCAGCAGCGTAAGACGGATACGGTTATTGATTTCCAGCTTAAGCGCATTTTTGACGGTAGTGCGTATCCTGTCTTTCTCAACAGTATGTTTCAGGCCTCGTATCAGGATTTGCTCTGCGCTGTCCGCCCGTGTCTGCGATTCTCCATACACAGCGGATACCCGTTGCACAAACGCGGAAAATGCCTTGTTCAGCGCATCTGGGTCAATTTCTCTCTTAATATATTCCTCATCCAAAGCCAGCACCGTGCCCTTGTTGGTGATCCCCGTGGCCTGAAATTTGTTTGCCGAACCAGTCCCGCCGAAGTCCACGCCAAGCATAACAATTGTAATTTGCTGCCTATGCTCTTTGCACCACCGCAAGGGATCGTCGATCAAAAATTCCTCGGTATGGTTGGCGAAGTATTGGTACACAAGGCCCTCTGCGGGTACCCAAAGGCCACGTATATACCGGTCATAAAATACGCCGGAATACATGGACTGATACCGTTTCAGCGTCTTTTGGCTCAAAGACGGGTTGTCGGCCATCTCGAAATGGAGATACAGCGCATTGTGGTCTTCCCGCTGGTCA